TGACTAAGACATAATTTTTCAAAATCCATATTAAGCTCCTGAGCTATCTGGGTAATTACACTCGTCTTACCAATACCCGCTGGTGATTCTACATTAATAGCTACCGGATTTTTACCTTGTTCTTGTATATGTTGATTATTACTAACCATATACTTTATAAGAGTTTTTAACTCATCTACATTTAATTTTACATTTGCACTCATAATTGTAATTTAATTTTATAACCTTGTAATTCTTCGTTAATATTACTGTTGGAACTATGTACCCATAAAGTACGAATTTGACATTTAGGCGGTGCGGGTGCTTCACCATCTGTAAATACGATAAGACCAGTATATACTGAGGTATGATTATTAGTATACTCTATTATAGGTTTGAAATCTGTACCACCACGACCATGTATTTCAATTTTATCACTTGGTTTAAACGGTATAACTGATCGTACATCTGTATCACATTGTAATATAGTTACATCACTACCGGTCTTATATATGTGGTGAATCTCATTCATAAACTCTTTAAGTTCACCATCACTAACAGATCCAGATGTATCTATAGCAACTAATAAATGTCGCCTTTTCTTAATCTTAAGACCAGCATCTTCTACAAACCTCTTGTTCTCTTTACGCTGCATCTTCTTGGTATAGACTTTACTAGATCCACCAGCAAATCTTCTAACATAACTTTTCCAGTCAAACTTAGGCGGTTCTACTTTAAATAAATCGTCTATATAACTTTGTAATTCACCAGGTATAGTACCTCTATTCTTAATACTATTAGCTATTTCTTTTAAGTGATGATCTATTTGAGAACCTAGTAATTTCTTTTCAGTATCACTTAAGTTATCAAATTCTTCCCAATCATGATTAGGAACCATATCACCATCACCATCGTGAATATCACCATTAGTTATAGCTTCCATGACCATTTTTATCTTAGGACTATTATTAGCAGCTTGTTGAAGCTTATCATAATAATAACGAGTACCTTTCTTAGGTTCAAGATTAAGATCCGCAAATGTTTCAAGTGTCATACCTCCAGGTGGAAGATACTGTTTATCAATGAATTGATTAATTTCTAAATCCATAGCAATATTAGCTATCATCTGATTTTCAAATTCATCATGCCTAAGTAAATGGAAAAATACTATATGTAAACGTATTATTAACTCATACTTTCGCATGAGACTAGACTATACCTTAATCCTAAAGCCTTTTTGCTTAGGATTGCTTATTGTAGTCGTTGAACCTCTTTCTTGGTTTATATGTGTCTAAGTAATTAATAAAAACTTGCCTTTTCCTTTCTAAACATGTAGTATAATCTTTGTACATGTATTCAAATAGATTAAGTGTATCATGCAAAGAATGTTGTGTAATATAACACTCATTACTTTTCTTAATAGTTTTATTTTTTACTGGTAATATTTTTAATAAATCAATAATAAATTTTTGTGAACCTGAACAAAAACCTGATTTTAAGATTTTCCAATCATTATTTTTTAGATTTTTATAAACACCAACTGTACCATCTCCATCAAAATATCCTCTTATAAAATGATGAACTAATTCATCTTCTAATATAGGTATTCTTATTGTTTTAGTTTTAGCAGGTGTACATCCTAAATTATTTAAATCATTATACATTTGAGCTGATGTTATTTGAGCTTTCCATATATACTTTTTATATAATTTTTGATATTCACAATTTGGAGAATTATTTGATCCAACATCTGATAAAAATAGTTTTACCCATTCTTTGTCTTTTGATGAAAAAATAATTTGTCCAGATTTAGTTGCTTTTTTTGTAATATTACCATCAGCAAACAATACTCCTAACCAATATGCTTTTTTTTCTGTGTTTATAACATTAAAAAAGTCATCTTGACAAGTGTATTTCATTGCTGATTCAGACAAAGTTCTTGATTTTATATTATTTCTTTTTAAAATTGCAAATACAGTTTTCACATTTATTTCTAATGTACTTGCAATCTTTTTACCTGATAAATTATCAGTAATATAATAATCAATTACTTTTTGTTCTATTTCTGTTTTCATATATGTAAGTATTTATACTACAATATACCAAAAATAAACCATATAACCAAGAAATTTGGCTGCGGATTTACCAATTCTTATCTTTTTTACCATACCTGAGTAATTACTTCAGCCACTATATCAATCACTTGTATAGTTTGGTAGATAAGACTCTAAAGGTAGTCCCCGTCAATTTAAAGCTTTTTACATGTAGATTACTCTACAAGGAACCCAATTTAAGCTCATGATGTAATAAGCCTATCCTATGATTAGGTTCTAAATTAGACCAGAATTCTTCATTTACATCTAGTTTATAGTTAATTCCTTGTTTACTTACTCCTGCTGTAGGAACCTTTTTACTTACCTTTTTATCTAGGAGTAACATATACATCCCATAGAAAGGTTGTTTTAGCATAAGGTCCTTACCAGTTTTAGATATTTCATTTAATACTTTTTGACTCATTTCTTTTTACTATTTTTAATTCATAATCTTCTTCTAAAAAAGTTGAACCCGAAGAGATATACATTTTTGTAACAAGCTTTTCAAATCTTTTTATTAAATAGTTTATTGCATCTTCATCTTTATGTCGATACAATAATTCGTAAGCTTGATTAGTACTACCAGCATAATAAGACCCTTTATCACTAAGAATAGGTATTTCCGCGAATATTTCTCGTTTTATACTATAATTATCGACATGTATTAATAATAATGTAATCCAGGGAGCTGACTTTACTAAATCACATTCTTTTAAAATACCTATTAAAACTACTAGATTTTCTTTATCAGGACTTAATAATAAGTCTAAGTGTCTATCAAAGTTCGATTTGTTGATGATGTGTTTCTCCATCTATTTTAAGTGTTTTACGTGCCCACATAGGCGGTTTGTCCATACGCATAACATCAATCCATTCTTTAGCAGATGGAATATAGCCATTGCAATCTTCTTTTACATGTTGTTCTCCGATATATCTTGTGTATACAGTTTTACCTTCTGAATTTTCAAAACTTGGTCCAAACTTTTTCTCACATTCAAATATTCCTTCACTGTGGTGACGGAACATTCTATGTTTACTATGTCCTATCCAAGCTTTAGTTTCATCAAACCACTCCTCAATAGCTATATAATCCTCCCATTTTCCACCAAACCGCTTCGCGGCTGATTTTGCATGTAATATAGGGTGCATAAATTATAAGTTTAAATTGTTAATAATAGAAAAACTATACCAACGAGTGTTTAGATGACACTTTGTCTATTAATTCTTTTAATAATAATTGTTGAGATTCAACATCTAAAGGCATTACAGCTTTTTTAATATCTAATTTTTGATATAACCATCTAAATGCTTGTTCGTATAGTAATACAGTACAATAAGCGTCATACATTCCTAATTTGTTGCAATTGGAGTTCATTTTACCTTCTTCCCCAATATAGTTGCCTTGTCCATTGTAATACCCGAAACAAGGTTCATCAAATCCAATCGACTTCATATCAAGAGCTATTTGATATGGTACAAAATTACTTTCCATTCCTTGTTTTTTTACTTCTTCCATTATAATTTATTTTCTATTGTTCCTGAATGTTCATATGATTCTATATCATAAACACGTATATTATTTGAAATTGAATATTCTAAGGTATCAAGATCAAGATGTATTTCTCCATAACCTCCATCATTATTATACCAATCTTCAATATTTTCTAATAAATTAGAATAACAGTAATCGCTAATAGCTTCTTTATCAATATTGTCTATTTCACTTATATATTCTTCATTACCTCCAGCATCTTCAGTTAGTATTTCGTCTATATCACCACTATCTCCACTACCAGAGTATCTGATTATTAATTTAATATAACCCGCGTCTTTTAATTTAGTTAGTTCTGAAATCATTTTTTTTTTGTTTATAAAATTTACCTAAAATATTAGAATTCAAGAAGTTATCTTTTTCGAGTACTTCATGTATAAATTGATATTTAGTTTCCATATACGATAATTCTAATTTAGAATAACAAATACATAGTATTTCTCTTTTAATTTTTACATCATCGTTATGAGCTTTTTTTAATACCTCGTTACTACTATAGTAGTTTTCATATGCTAGTTTCTTTACCCGTTTATAGGTCTTTTTACGTTTATCAGTAGGTAAATCTTTTTTAGCTAATTTAGATTTTCTATCGGAATAAAAGTTCTTTTTACCGATATATAACATAGAAGCACCATCTATTACAGCGCTCATAATATATACAAATCCAACACTATTTTCAGGTATCATTTCTGAAGTAAAGACAACTCCTTTATAAATCCAACTCATAGATATTGATTTAAAATTTGTTTTACTTGGTCAACTCCATAATCTTTAATAGAATCTGATAGATCTTTAGATAACGGAATTGATATAAATTCTATATTATATTTTTCCTTATACTTTAAAGCCTGTGTTTCACCGGTTTTATCATTATCATATAAAACATATACTTTTGGATACTTATCTAATATCTTTTTAACAAGATCTTCTTTAAGCATAACCGTCTCACTATTAGGAGCTAAAAAGTCTACGTCATACCCTAAGGATACTAGACTTAACCCAT